TAATTTTACAGAGGCATTTGCATTCGTATTTACCTCATTGATAGAATTGATTATGGAAGATTTATTTGTAGTATTTAAAGATGTTATTTGTCCTACTTCATCAACTAATAGATTGAATTTTCCAGTAACCCCCAATCTGTCTCCAGTTGGAGCAAACATTTCAAACTCTATACCAGTGTTGTATGTCCCACCAGTAACGCCATCTCTAATTTTTTCAGACATTATTTTTCCACTTTAACTTAATTAGATTGTTGAATTTTGTCTTCAATGATTTCAAGGCGTTGAATTAGAGTTTCACATAAATCTTTATATTTTTGTAAATCATTTTCCTTTTGTAAGATATTCCTTTTAACCATCTTGCGGTTAATTAAATTACTCTTATTGTTGTTAATGATAACCCCAGTTTCTAAATCTTTTTCTAAATCGGGGTTATCTAATACTTTCGCTTTTTTTCTTGCCATAATTAAATCTTTCTAAAATAATTAGGTAGTTGCGATTATACGGTAATCCTTAATTACAGGTACATTTGATGAATTAGTTGATGTTAAAACTATTTTCCCCGAATACGTTGTAAAGTTTTCCAAGTTATTTATAGTATATGAAACCTCATTAAACGTATCTAGCGTTTCTGAAAATTTAATCGGATCGTCAGGTGTTGCTAAAACCCAATCAGTTTCATCAAAATTACTTTCATCCCCCGAAGATATTTTATAATAAAAATCAATATAACTACCTGATGGACGACTTACATTGAAATATACTTTTAGAGAATCGGCATCTTCCTTAACCACAAACTTTTTATCAACATGACACGCCAACGCACTGCCACCAATTCCCTTAGTATGAGAAACAAATCCTGAAACCGTGTTAAATCCATTTATATCAGTGTTACTAGGGCGATCTATTCTGTTAGCTACAGTTACTAAAGATATTCTTTCTAAGTCTATAACGGGGCTTAAATTGCTTTGTGTTGTGGTGAAGTTCGCTTCAAATCTTAAAGACTTTGCACCTGATAAAGCAGATAAGGTTTCGTTTTGTTGACTTGCAACACAATAGGGTTGACGCAACGATAGTGTTTCATTTGGTATCACACTAAAATAGTTAGATAGGGAATATGGTGTTTCCGAACCCGCTAATGATTGTGCTGTTGAAATTCTGCACCGATAACTTATGTCTGTGTTTGGCAATACAATCTCTTGAACAATGGGGGTCATTGTATTCGCTACGTTATTCTCCGAAGCATATATGGCAGAACCACCTGCTCTTCCAGTAGCATTAGCATTTGTTGTAACAGTTATTTTATAACTATCCATTTCAACATCTGATATAGCATGAGTATTTGTTGTTTGGGGTGTTGTATCATTTGATGATGCAACTTTATTAATTTGTGTTAGCGGTATATTGTTAATGTTAGATCCTGATGTCGCTTGAACACCCGATATTCTTACTCTTGACCCCTCAAACATACCATGATTTCTATGGTACACTTTTATAACATTAGAACCATTTGTAAATTCTAAAGAATCTGTATCAAGTAAAGCTAAAGGCATTATCACGTTATTAAAAACTGCTGTACCTGATGTTTGTGTAAAATCCGCTCTATTAAGGGTAAATTTAATATCTTGTGTCTGTTCTGGTGTCCATGTAGAAGCATTTTGGGATTTAAACATAACACCTGCGTATGGTTGCTTATCAACACGATATGATGTGTTTGTAACGTCAGTACCCCCCAACGTGGCAATCCATACAAGATACTTATCAGAGTTAGATAATAAAACAAAACAATATTCAACAGATTGTTGTAAATATACTAAACTTCTAAATTTAAAGTTAGTTGATGAGGATGCGTTATTGCTAATATTAACACTTGCAGGTAATATGGTTACTTCTGAAAATGGTACTATTCTGTTTGTTGGAATACCATTTTCCATAACTCTTATTTGTAATGTGACAGGTATTGATGGGTCTTTAGTTTTGAAAAATATATCAATAGATTCAAGAAATACACCCCCCACACGATCCAATAAAAATGATTGTGCTAAAGGATCGATCCATTGTGTCGTTTCTTGTATTCTTGTATCAACAACAACACGATTTTCCCGCACAACACTTCTCTCAATCCGTGGTACTTGTGTAGATATAACAACATTTTCTTTCTGTTCAATTATACCCTTCGCTTCATAAATAATCTCAGAAGTTGTTGTTTCTTCGTTTGTATTATTTGTTGGGGAATCTGTTAGTTTAAACGGTCTTGCCCCCGTTTTGAATCTTAAACTACTATTATTTGGTATAATGAATGATCCTTGAACCACACCATTAGCATTAGTTATTAATGCGGACGAACCATTAGGATGGCTTGTACGATTTAAATAATTTGTTACGTCTGAATCATTTACATCTGAATATTCCACAAAAGTTTCAGATTTAACGTAGTTACTTATATCTTGTCCGTCAAAAAATGGATATACTTTGGTATTTGGTTTTAATCTTTCCGCTTTAAAATATACTTTACGAGAACGCATAAACGGAATAAAGTTTACTTCAACAACTCTATCGCCAATATTGTTTGTTAATGTTTCACTTACCGTGCGTCTTTCTATGCCTGTTCTAGCTTGTCCCGTTGATGTGGTTGTTATAACAGAATCAGTTTGTCGTAAGTGAGATCCATTAGCACCAATACCTATTCCTCTATTGAAATTTACTGCTGTTCCTAATGTTTCACTCATACTAAGACCGTGAGCTGTAGCACTGTCAAAAACGGTCTGTTGGTTGGTTTCAACACCTATCCAATTTGTCGTCCATTCATTCCATAGTGTACCATTAGCATTTGTTTCATCAATAATATTTACAAGAGAATCATATATACCCTCGTTGTTAAAAATAACGTCAGGTCTTCTTTTGGTTTCTTTCCATTCATCAGAACTGGGGGATAAAGTCATTGTACCAGACCACAAAAACACATTGTATGGGTTTACATTGATAGCTTCAGTGGCAAATGGTTGTCTTTCCTCCACCACTTTGCTATATGGTAATGTTAATAACGCCCCTGTTTTTTGCACATTAGTTGACGCTCCTGAATTATAATACATCTTTACGTTGTCTTGATAAAACTGTGGTCTTAAATGTCCTTTAATCTTATCAATCGAACAAGAATAGTCGGGATGTGTTGTGTATGATAAATTATGTCCATAAAAAGAATTTGCAATAAATCCGTTTTTATACTTTTCTAATCCTGAATCGTCAAATATTTGTAAATTTGAAGTCTCTTTTTCAAGTAATGATAATGCAACGTAATATTCTAATTTATCAACACGCTTCTTCAATCTTCTAATATCTTCCATAGTGGAGCGAGAATTATCAACCAGGTTAGGAATGACATCATACGCACCAAAGGTAAAGGGGTTAATCGTTAAGGTATATATTACCATGCTGTCTTTTGGGTTATTTGGTACTTGGGGAGGTACAGAAGATATACCCTTTACAATGCCAAATTTACCACTTTTATTAATGAATATTTTATCAATGCGTGGTAAGTAAAATTGCATATCAGAACGAAATACACTATTAGGTTCAATAACATCCCCCTTAGAAGCTCCTGTAGATGTAAAATTAACCCCTGCATAATCTTTAACAGGTCTAAAGTCCAATAAATCTCGTAAGGATTTCCCCTTGTAAGATGGTATATCCTCATAATCAATATTGGCATACGAATCCACTGAAAAATAATCCCCCGCACCATGAGTGAAATAATCAAAATTTACTGTGGTTGTTCCACTTGGTTGACTAAACCCTGATTTTAGTTGAACCCTTGATACTGTGTAAAAATTATCTCTTTGTCCGTTATCTAGGGTAAATCTATTTGTTATATTAACACCACCATTAGTAATGGAATTAATGCGTAATACATCACACTTACCAAGAGAATAGAAAACACCACTGGATGTTACATCGGGCGAACTAAGATTGACTGTTGCACCAGTGGTGAGAGTTTTAGTTTTTTCTCTTGCACTTGTATTAACTTTTGTAACGGGGGCATATACATAAATAAGATTACCATCTTGTCCTGTAAATGTTAGTGTTGCAGTATTGGCAGGAGAATTTATAGTAATGGATGTTGGTGATATAATCGTACCATTATCATCTCGTGTTATAATATACTCAGATGTAGATGACGAATTGAACGTAATATTAGCATTGCCAGTATTGATAGTAACAGAACCTGTTGTAACAGTTCCACTTAATAATACTTTAGCATCGTAAATAGATTCTATATTCCCTAATGTATCTCTTAATGTTTTAGTTGTAGCGAACGGTAAATCAAATAACATTTTATTTGTGTCAGTATCAAATAAGGAAGATGCAGATATGACATCAGCAGTAAAAGCAGATCCTCCATAAGGTACAGTTTGTTGAATGTTATCCACATTAGAAAAGGACTGTCCGCTATTCATTATAACATCAAAAATATATAACCTATATTTAGCACTGCTACCACTTCCAGAAACATATTGAATGTGTCTAATTCTTGCTGTTCCTATAGTCGTATTCCCTGAATTTCTTAAATTCGCTGTTGTAAAATTTTGTATATCAGGTATTGATACAACAGTATTAATTTCAATATAATTACCATATTTTACTGTTAGGGACGCATTATTTTTATATTCAACATCTCTTGATTTATCAACATCTAAATAAATGGTATCTTCTATTTCAATGGGATAACCATATACATAAGCTTTCCCCTTTTCAATACCAACAGCAAGTTTAGTAGCAGTGCCACCTCCCTCAGCAGTATATTGTCCTAAATTACTACCATCATTTAAATGTTCTTTAATGTTAATACCAAAGTTATTAACGGTGTAATTACCCGATTCATCATAAGTTCTTTGGGCTAAAGTATCTCCCAAATCGGAATATTCAGTCTTTGCACTTTTCTTTACTCTTGAATTTTCAATAACTATTAATTGTATAAGTTTATTGTTTAACGGATCTCTATTATCATAATCTAAATCTTCTCGTATTAATGCAAGACTTATTTTTTGTCTATCTGCACCTGTACCCCCAAGTGTAGTAGCACCCAAAGTATTATCAAACAATGAACTGTCTGTAGCAGATGTTACTGTCTGTTCGGATATTTTATAAGATAATCTCGTATTAATATTATCGGGGGAATATTTACCTAAAATAATAGATTGAAACGGTGCATACACCAAAGCACCATTAACATACCAATAACCCTCATCGACAGAAAAACTAGCCCCATACCCAGTTGGAACAGATGCTAAGTTTTTTACTTTGGCATATCTTACTGGCGAACCATTCGATGATAATACTTCCGATGGTGAGAACGTCTTTGTTTCATTGTCTGTACCTGAACCTTCATATCGAACATATATTGTTAGCGGATCAGAACCAACAGGCTGTACAACTTGTAATACTCGTGCTTTAACGCCTGATGTCAATCCAGTTAATATCGTACCCACATATTCGTTTGCATAATTCGTAGCAGTATAACTTGTAGCGGAATGTGTAAATGTTGATTCTAATTTAACAAAGGAATATTCATTATTAAAAACAACATTACCACCAACAACAGGAGAGCCATCTTTGAAAAAATGACTTGTTAATTGATCAAATTGATTATTTATAATTGTTTGTAATTGATTTAATTCTCTTGGTTGGACTGGTCTACCCCCCGAGAATAATATTCTATAAAAGTTTTTTGCTTGGTCAAAATCGTCATGGTATGGGGACGATTCGTAAGGGGTAATTGGCATTATCTATTCCACTATGTTTTACTTAATTAGCAAAGGGGAATAGATAATTATTTTTTTATTATTGTTCCCAATCATCAAATAATTCATCAACAGAATTATAATGAATGACGTTACCATTTATCGCATCTTCCATAGCTTCAATGGTTTCGTCATTTGGTTTTTCATAGCTTTCTAAATGATTGGACGGCTCTTTTTCCATAGTGATCTCCCCTATAATAAATAGATAGTTTAAACATAAAATAAAATCCTTAGCACTCATAGAATTTTGTAATGCTAAAAATATTTTCACAGGTTCTTTGGTTTTATTTAATTCCTTTAGGATTAGTAAAGATTTGTAAAATAATGATTGAGATGCTGTAATCATTTTATCAGGCATTATCATTTTAAATCATCTTTTCTTAATAGCCTATTTATTCTCCCGATGAAAAGAGCGTCATGGAATTTTATAGCATCTTGTACCCTATTCTTAACTTTTTCAGGCATAAAAAAATCACATTCCTCAACAAGTTCTTCAATATTAAACATTGTAATAGTATCTTTAGCTTTTAATATTTGTTCTAAAAGTTTGTCTTTGTCCATTATTTATCCTGTGTTATCTGCGAAGTCTATAGCCATCTGTTTTGCATCTTCAAGAGTTTGTGCTGTCCACTCCCCACGTCCAAATGTTTCAGGAACTACAAAATGATCATGATTAATAGTATTTCTGCGACTTTCGATCGGTACTTCATTATTGTAACGTGTAGTAATAGTAAGAACCGTTCTATCCCCACTATCATCAAGATCGACTTTTTGATTGGGTTTTATTTCAGTTCTTATAAGTGTTTGATACTCATCAACCTCAAACGCTACTTTATTCTCTATCCAATCATCTAGGTTAGCAGGATTATATGCTATGTCGCCTTTTTTAACCCCAGAACCAATACCAAAGCCCCATCTCGCACGATGTGACCAACCGTACCATTTTTGTTCATGTTCACACCAACCAATACTACATACTTGATTTCTAGGTTTTGCTGGTTGTGGATCAATCCCTAATTGGAATAATTCTTTGGCAAGTTCTACATCGCCAATACAAACACCACTATCATTGTAAGCCCAAGTTAGTAATGTGTAATTTTTTTCAGACATTTAAATTCTCCATGTTAATTTTAAAATAATAATAACACGAGAAATAAATTATGTCAATCCATATTTTAATGTTGAATAATAAATGTTAAAGATTCTTGTCCAGTAATAGTTCTATTCACAGCTTGGATATTATCCACAATAAGTAATTGTCCGCTATGAATATTTACATCAGGCGTTGCTTGTGCTAAAACTGATATTGTTCCTGTCGCACCGGTATTCGATAAAATCGTACTGCCTTGCACAAAAGGCTTATATCCAGTCTTATCATTTTGTGTATATTTTAAATCACCAGAAGCTGTATCATAACTAACAACAAAAGCCTTGATCGATTCGTCCGATTGACTTCTTATAACAGAACCCACGTTACTTTGTGTAAAAGATGTACCATTTGTTACTGAACTTAATCGCATAGTTTTAACAGCTTCTAACCTATCAGCAGTTGCTATAACAGACGTACCAAAATTTAAAGGATTTTTAATAAGGGAAATTTGACGGAAATCATCATCCACAATAAATGTATTTTCTTCATCCCCAACCAATGTAAAGCTAACAAGTACAAATTCTCCCCCAAGTTCAGCCACAGGATCATAGCCATGTCCGTTTGGTGGTGATAAAACAGCAACAGCAGTAGCACCCGTACCATTACCTGTAATTGTTACTTTGGCTACGTTATAGTTACTTCCAACATTCGTTACTGTAATTCCTGTAACAACACCCCCCGATAAAGTAGCTGTTGCAGTAGCACCAGTACCATTCCCATCAATAACAACAGTTGCAGATGTATAGCCACTGCCCCCATTAACAACTTTAATGGTGTAAATGTCCCCTTTGATATTTAAGGATTCTAATTGATTTGCATATTGGTCATTATCAGCGTCAATAGCACCAACACCCAAAACAGTCTTAACAGGTATATATACATCCGTTAAAAATCTTTGCGTATTAACAGCAGAAAGGTAATACATAAAACGCCACATATACCCATCAGCCTCAGTCGTTGGTGTTGCATTTGTGTGGGATGGACGAACAGATGATGCACCAGCTCCTCTCCGAATACATTTATAAACATTTAAATCATCCGTAACTACATAAAATCTTTTCGTAAATATATCTGGATCAGTCGAATCCCATGCAACATAAGTCTGTCCACTTATCCAATTATATCTTCTTATCCCATGTGATACAAATGGCACAGATAGTTTTTTCATTGCTAGTATATTTTGTCTTACTTGTGCTTCGTATGTCAATGTACGGGTTGCACCATTAACTAATTCGGGGTAAAGATTATCATCCGTAAAATCATCAAATGTGTCAGACCAACTGTCGGATTTTCCGATTCCCACAAAAAATGAGTTACCACTTTCAGCAACATCATCAATGAAGTTTTGTGCATTGTTAATCCTGCTCGAGTGCATTGCTTTAGCTGGCATATTGTATTCCTTAATATTTTAAAGTAATTAGGGAAACAATTTATTTTAGATAATTATTATGTAAGTCATTGCTTTGTAAGTGGTAAATAAATTTGACATTGTAAAACCTATAATGTTATAATAAAGGCTAATTAAATTATACCCACCACGATGCTGAAACATCTGTGGGTTCTAACGTCAGAGAGGACATCAGCATGGATAATAATCCACATGGTCATAGTACCATAAATAATAAAAATAATCAAGAACAAAAACTCTGTTACATATACAGACATATTCGTTTAGATAAAAATGAAGTATTTTATATAGGTAAAGGAACTAATATTGATGGAAAATATGAAAGAAGTAAAAATACACACCGTAGTAATCCACATTGGCATAATGTGATTAATAAAACTGAATATAGAATAGAAATAATGATAGAGGGCTTATCAGAAGAGGAAGCAAATAGAAAAGAAGTTGAGTTTATTCTACTTTATGGGAGAAGAGATTTAGGAACTGGTACTTTAGTGAATATGACAGCAGGAGGAGAGGGTTCTGTTGGTTATAAACATACTGAAGAAGCAAGAAAGAAAATGAGTGATGGTAATAGGGGTAAAAAAAGGACGGATGAAACAAGAAAGAAAATAAGTGACGCATATAAAGGTAATACAAATAGTTTAGGATATAAACATACAGATGAAACAAGAAAGAAAATGAGTGATGCAAAACCAAAGAAAAGAGTTGGTCAATATAAAGATGATGTCCTTATAAAGGAATACCCATCAGTTAATGCAACAAAATTAGACGGGTTCGATTTTAGCACTGTTTCAAAATGTTGTATCGGTAAAAGTAAATCACATAAAGGGTATCAGTGGACATTTATACTCTAATTAAGGTATGGTAGATATAAGTGAAAAGACCTCGATTTTATACAAGCTCCGTCAACAAGCATCAAATGCAGGGCTACGCCCTAGAACCATTGATAGTTTCAATTTTTTTATTAAGAGAATAAAGCTTTTACGGTCTAGTCTGAGAAAATCACCAGGTTTCGCTAAGGATAGTGAATTATTAGATATTTCTCAAGTTCAAAGTGGTATGTTAGTTTATTTTCAATATGAAGCAATAACGGAGAGTTTAAAATATTTTGATGCTTATCCTATGACATTAATTATAAACAAATGGACGGAAAATGGTCGAATCTACATGGATGGAATAAATTTCCATTATCTACCTTTAACTGTTAGATTTCGTATAATGCAAAAATTAATAGAAAAATACAATTATTGGAATATGGATAATAATGTTAATAAATTTACTGGGGTTGGTGATTATTACGCTTTGAAAGGATTGCTTGAAAATAATGGATTTGGTTTTTCCTACAAAAAATATCTTTTATCGCAGGTGCAGACCAATTTTTATTGTATCCCTTTAAAATATATGGATATAGCATTAACAACGCCAACCGCACAATGGCAAAAAGGTGCTAGTGATAGTTCTGTGTGGAATGATTATATTAGAAAATCATTAACCTAATTATCATAAAAGATAACAAATTATGAGTATCCCCCGCCTTGGAGGTCTAGCAAATTCCGTTGGGCTTAACAGACTGACTGATTTTACAGATTCAGGATTAAGGAATCTAACAAAAGCTGCGGGAAAAGTTACAGCAACAATCCTTGGAAACACTGCTGAAGATTTAAAAGCAGGTATTAATCGTCACGGATCTATTGCTCGTACTAATAGATTTTCTGTTATAATGAAAACCCCCGATTATAATTTATTTAATCAAAATGCTATGTCTATTGCATACGGTTTAAGTAATGGGTATGTTCAAAGTTTTTTAGATGATCCAAGGGATATTGGTATTTTTTGTGAATCCGTATCAATACCATCAAGCAATTTAAACACGTTTAATTATTCTCTTGAAAAACATAATCAAACTATGGTAAATGGTTTTAATAATACGGAATTTAGTATAAGTTTTATCGTTACGAATGATTATTTTATTCCAAGAATGTTTAAGACGTGGGAAAAATCTATCGTTGATCGTAAAACAAATAGGGTGAAATACAAAAACCAATATGCAAGAGATGCTTTTATCGTATGTTGTGATGATAATAATATTCCCAATTATGTCGTAAAAATAAAAGGGGCTTTTCCCATAACACAATCTGAAATGGTATTTAATGAAAGTGAAATGAACGCTTATGTAACATATAACGTTACTTTTGCTTATGATGATTTTGAGGAATATAGTATCAGTGAAATGTTTGGGGACTTAACTGACGCTGTTTCTAGTACATTAAAAAGTGTTGGGGGTTTTTTAGAAAATCTTAACGTATCCGATAATATAACTTCAACCCCCCTACCTGATTTTTTTAAAGCACAGGGTAATCCAAGCGGTACGATCATAAGTAAACCGTTACCATCAATTTAATTATTTTAACTTTGTGGTAATTGTTCGTAATTTCCAAGTCGATTTAACGCTTCATCTCTAAAACTATTTATCCATTCATCGAGAAGATAATCAAGTAAAACCCTATTATAGCTTGGCATTCTCTCGTAAGCTCTCACTTTAATTGAAGCCTCAATAAAGTCCAAAAGTTGTTCTTTTGTTATGACAAATTTTTCTTCCATTAAACTCTTTCCTTTCTATTTTTAACAATTTCGCATATTAAACAATCTATTTTATCATCTCTTAAAAAATAAGATTCCACCAATCCGTCATTACCAAGAAAATCTACTGTTCTTGATGGGTATTTGGGATTTCTTAAATGGTAATCTGAATTTTCTTTAAAGAAATTATCGGTGTCATCCAAACATAATACAAAAGAATATATGTTGTCAAGGTAAGTAAATTTATCATGTTTCTCTATGTGGTAAATAGTTAAAGGTTTATCTTTTATTGGAAGATTCGTTCGGAAGAAGTTCTGATAGTTATCCATATCATAACGATACCATTTTAAATTTTCAGACATCACCGTTCTGCCGAATTTTTATATCTTCATACGGTGCGATCTGCCTCCGATAAAACTCCTGCTTAATACATTCAAGTACACCCACAAGAGAATTATAATTTTCATAATTTTCCCCATGAATACTTATATATTCCTTCAGTAACTTTGTTACCAGATAATTAATATCCCCCACATCAAGTTCAAATATATCTAAAGTAGATATAATATCGTCAAGGTTTGGTCGGTCTGTTGGTTTTATATATGGCATAAAATAATCTTCATAAAAATGTAGAAATTTTAGCTTCTACAGATTTATTATAATATATAATATGACGTTTGTCAAGTTTTTTTAGTTTGACGTTACCTTGAATGGAAATGATTGTTCGTTCA